TCACATACTCTAGTAACCTTGAACTGTCTAGTAACTTCCAGATATCAGGTTTCAAGTACGGACGTACAACACCGGCTCCAAAGACTAGCTACTACGGATATAAACCCCCATGATTTCCGAATATCTTAACAGTTTTGCCAAATTGGGCGTAGGACAGGCTTTTGAGCCACGTTTCGGTGATGGACGCTTTACAATGGTTAATAAAACCATGGCCCACGCGAAAATCGCGGGAGTCACATACTCTAGTAACCTTGAACTGTCTAGTAACTTCCAGATATCAGGTTTCAAGTACGGACGTACAACACCGGCTCCAAAGACTAGCTACTACGGATATAATAAGAAGTATCTAGATGAAGACGGGGTGTATGATCCATTGCGCGCCATCGATGAATACTCAAGAACGGCACCGGGTTTGAGGCTATCAAAGACTGACCTTACGGCCCTGGCGACTACATCCAACATGCCGGACAGTCACGAAGCCTACATCTTCAACATGCTCATATCTTGGTATAAGGCTAGATTATACGTTGATATGAACGGGAAAGACAACCTGCTAACAATAAAGCAGTCGCCATACAAAGATTCACACGTCACAATGTCATGGTTTGATACTAGCGATGATGTTGAGATTCAAACAGAACTAGGACCACCAGCAGGTGACGACTTTTCTGACATCGGTTTCGCTCAACGCAACTTGGAAAATTTTTGGGAGAGACCCTATGTTCTAAGGTATACCTCGACAAACATTGCACAGGCTTCATTCTATCTACTGCACGTGTTTGGTAGGACACGCTCTAGCATTCTTAACGCTGATATCGATATACCCGGTCTTGATACTCACCAGCTTCTACTGGATGGGGTAGGCGGTCTGGTATTTTCAGCAATAGCACCAGACGCAGTACCATGGGGCAGACCTGAGACACTATGGCTCTGGATCATGGATTATGTAAGACTAAACAGAGTTGAACACGCCTTTGCGGCCGCATTAGAAATGCTAGGTTCTATAACGGCTCAGCCAATGCCATCGTATCAAGAGAGTAATATGTGGCAACATGCTGAACTAACCCTGAATTTGGCTTCATTCTCACCTGTTAGGGCCAGAGTGCCATCAAATTTAACGGGAGAGCCAAATGTATACGATTTGAATGCCCAGCAGATAACGCTCGAAGAGGGTAGGGCACCACAAAACTTTTTAGCAGTGTCATCAGTCCTTAACTATGCTATGTGGATGGGTTTATATGCGTTAACTGATAACTACGCTACCGACTGTGCTGACTGGCATTCTGTATTCATATCCAGAGATGCCGAATTAGCTATATTAGGAACACAAGAAGCACGTGCTGCCTTGATCAGCTTGATAACCGGGAAAGAGATTATAACTACATCGACACCAAACTGTCACATGACATTCAATCTTAGTCAAATGGCAGATATCAAAAAGCTACAAGCATCCGTAGTACACGAGGCAGGCTACGACAGCAATATTTACCTTCACGGAGTACCAAGCTACGTATCAGGATCATTGTTGTTAGGTGCAGCGGCTTGTGACACGGATGCAACATGCCATCTCAAGTCAATGTACTCATTCTCTGTTGATAAGTACGGCACTTGTGGAGTACAGGACGCTCTTAAATTAGCCTCAACCTATCGACTATTTGGCCACGAAGTCATATTATCACATGAGAAATCGGGTGAACTATACCCAACGTATGCCAACGTTAGTGACTCAGTAATTGCAGCATACGAATTGATGGCGCGTACAAGACCTTTCGACATGGTTCGCGTCATAGACTCAGAGCCTCGTGAAGGGAGAAGTGACTTGATACCAGCAGCTAATGGATTATTCCTACATGGCGAGGTACTAGTTACTATTGAAATGCCTAAAATCGATATCACATCATGGGGGAAGAGAAGAACAGTGCACAGACCAGTAATGATCGTCCAAAGCCGGAGGAAGGCCGTAACGTTCAAGGTTGCAAGCACGAGTGAGTACACGCAGACACAGTTCAAGGTGAGGAATCGCGCGGAGATAGTGCGTCAGGATTTTCACGAGGCGGTAGTACTGCCGGCACCTTCACACCCTGTGGCTCAGACAATGGCTGCATCCATGGGGGGGCATTTGGCACTGGAGGCAGAAGAGCCTGCGCCTCTTGCAGAGTAGAGAATTTCAAATCTGGATCTCGCCCTTACTTAGAAAAGAGTAATATATCATTTAACAACTTGAACGGTGGCATTAATAGGCAGTTAGGTGTCATCGTGGTTTCGGACTGCCAAAGGAACAAAGGAATAGGAATACGGCTCCGCGACGGGTATGTGCCTACATGCGTACGTCGGGAAAAAAATGGCGACATCACAGCAACCTCATTCCGTGACTGCCAAGCAGTACTGGTTGGAAGTTCTATGCATCCAACTGCAGAGGGTGACTGCACACTGCAGATATTCGGAGTGTCACTGAAGGGGTTCACACTCCAAGGGACCGTATACACATATTGGTACGCTTATGTAGATCAATACCTGATAACAAAGAAAATGGAGGTCATAAGTATCATGACGCGCCATTTTAACGGATTGTACCAATCAATTCACTTCGATAGACCTTGTGAGACTTCGATGCTCTTCCGCAGGAGGTCAAACACGATTACCGGAGGGAGAAGACTAACAGTCAAACAAGCAGATGATCTACCAATATCCAAAATATCGTCCTCACATCACATACACTTCACACCGAGCGAGGCCATGAAGTCAGTACCTCGAGATAGGAAGTACAGGTTCAAAGCAGGAGTACCAGTACCAGATGATGCACAGCTACCTATGGCAGTGGGTATCATAACATGGATGGCGGCAGCATCAGAAGAGATGTTCAACGGAGTCACTGCGAGCGGACTGTTCGATACTAGCAGTGTGAAGGAATTCACTAAAGTAGCCAAGTCCATATCGGTTGAGGCTAAATCACTGCAGAACATAGTAAAGACTGACCTGAGGGAGATATTTGAGCTAGACGTACTAGTCAACAGAATCGAGGGAGGTGTCGATTGGCAGGCTGAGAAAGCAAACAGAACAGTGGCAAACTTGGCACAAATTCCACACGAGACTGTAAGGAATGCAGCGAGGGCTATATTCTCAGAGGCGGCGGCGATGGGTAGGAGACCTGCAGTGTTCTCCTGGAAAAAATACTGGGCATCACGATGGCAATGGAGCGCGGCTGGCAGCATCCACTCACAACATGCAGAAGATGACAGATATGTGATCAAAAGTGATAGGAATCTGAAAAACAAGTTCATAGCTATATCCAACATGCCTAGCGTGGACATGAGGCATTTCACTGACAGGCAGGCTTCAATACACGCATGGGCCTCGACCAAGTATGAATGGGGAAAACAACGGGCTATTTACGGAACGGATGTTACTAGTTATATAGTAGCAAACTTCGCTTTCTACAACTGTGAGAACGTGTTACCAAATAGGTTCCCAGTCGGCAAAGACGCCAATGACACGAACGTGGTCAACAGGGTTGCCGGGGTACTTAAAGGTAGACTACCCTATTGTCTGGACTTTGAAGATTTCAATAGTCAGCATTCGAGCGAAAATATGGCAGCTGTGGTGCTAGCTTATGCTGACGTGTTCGCAAACACACTGTCGAGTGAGCAAATGGAGGCATTGCTATGGACATCAGAATCTATCAGACACCAGATCATACACGACAACGTAGGAACTAAGACATCGTACGAAGCAAAGGGAACTCTACTGTCAGGGTGGCGACTAACTACTTTTATCAACTCGGTACTAAATGCAATATATACTGATGCTATTTGTGCTGGAAAATTACTGCAGAACGGGAGTCTACACAATGGAGATGATGTTTTGATAGGGGCAACAACACTCGAAGTGGCAAGGCTATCGTTAGCTAATGGCAGCAAACTGAATATCAGGATACAACCAAGCAAATGCGCGTTCGGTGGTATTGCAGAGTTCTTACGTATTGACCACGCTAGAGGTAGTAAGGGTCAGTACCTAAGCAGAGCGATAGCAACTCTGGTGCACTCAAGAATTGAGAGTAAACCGTCAGCGGACGCTAGGGATCTAGTGCAGTCTATGGAAAACAGGTTTGCTGATTGTAGGGCACGGGGTATGTCGAGTTACATGATCACAATGCTGAGGCACCAATATTACAATAGGCAGTCAGTAATATGCGGTAACACAGTAAATGAGATGTACACAATAAAGACGACACACAGAGTTGCCGGCGGTATATCTGAACATATCGACTCTAGAACAGATGCTTATATACTGGCAGGCGAGCTACAAAAAGGGGACATTACGATACCGAACCTACCAGGTATAGGGGAATACGCTAGGGAGGTAGCAGTATCTCTGGACATGCCGGAGAGAACAGCACAAATGGCAAAAAGAATACGCAAAGCGACATATGAAGCTGTGGCACCTAAAAGTAGGATGATGAAGATCCTACCAAACAGGAGGTTACAGTGGTGTAAAAATGTCAAAGCTATATTCAAGTCATACAAAGGTACAATAAACACAGCTGGGTATGGGAAAGCAGCATTGGTCGGTGAAGTCATCGACGTGCTGACCAGAGACCAGCCAGACTCAGGTCTGCTAAGACTACTACAGAGATCAAAAGATCCTATAGAGCTCTTAAAGTACGTGATTTAAAGTGAATATAACGCAGAAG